TGGGTGAAATTCCACGAGCGAAGGGATTTGAAAGCCGTCAACTCCAAGTGTCATGGGCAGTCTTGGCGCACAATTTGCGCGTGGTGGCAAGGATGATGCAATCGACTGCCGCAGAAAAAGAGCCGCTACGCAAGGCGGCCTGATTCAAGTCTGAAAAAACCATCGAAAAATCGTAAAAAAACAAGTTTAAGAGAGTCCACGCCCAAAAATAGGGTTTTGCGAGCCGAAAAAAGCCCAGATCAAGAAAAAGTGCGCTTTTCCGTGCTGATGTGAAAAAATTGTTGGGTGGGAAAAATCACCACCTGCCAAATCGAGGACTTTCCGGACAGGCTCTAATTTAGTAGGTGCAGCGGTTCGCTTCCGAGAAGGGTTGATCGCCGGAAAAAAGGAAGCGGCGCAAGCGTCGGATCGTAATGACAAGGCCGCTGCATCTACTACCCCCCCCCCATTTTTAACACTTTCGAGCCCGCTGGCTCAACTCGCCGCGCGTCGAGTCATTAACGCGCAACAACAGAAAGGAAAGCCTGTTATGTCCATCACGCTCAAAAGCGGGTTGAACACTCTGTCCGTCGATGTGCCCGAGGGCACTAGCGTCGGCCAGATCCTGTCCAACTCGAACTACGCCGCCGTGTTGAACTTCGACACCAGCAATGTCGAGGGTCTGATCGGTGGAGCGAAGGCGAACTTGGAAACCACTCTGTTTGCGGGGGATACCCTCCTCATTCAGAAGCTGGCCCACTCCAAGGCCGCTTGATCCCTCGTCGCCGCGCTCGCGCGAGTCTTACGCATAAGACTTGCGCGGCGCGGCGGCCTGCTTCGTTTTAACATTCACTCGTTTATTATTTTATGCAAGATTTGTATATTATTCGACCCGATGGCAAATTATGCCACGCCCCGCTTCGCGAGGTGTCTAACGGCGCAGACATCCTGCGCAGCTTGGCCCGCTCCGAGCCGGTGGTTTACCGCAACTACCCCTCGCCGGGCTACCGCTTCAAGGCTGGGCCAGACCGCGCGGTGCTGGCCAAAAAACTGGATCGCATCAAGCTCAACACTTGGTTCGCCCCCATCACGCTACCCGACGGCACCGCCCGCATCACGCCGGTCTTCTACGACAATGGCATGGCCATCCGCCAAAACTTGGAGTTCACCCCGCCGGGCGGCCACGAGTTTTGGTTCCTCTGCCCGTTCGACATGGGACGCGAACAACGCATGAGCGATGCCCCGCACATGGCGTGGTTCATACCGGGCGACAACATCTACCGCCCGCCGTTCAGCAACACCTATGACGACGGCAAGATTTGTATGGGCCGCAACTGGATATCACCGACAGGCACGCTGGTTGAGCAGTTTGAGGCCGCCGTGGATTGGTTCCAGAATGCGGAGTCCAACACCGATCTCCGCCCCCACACTGCACCCATCCCTTTGCTGCTGTGGGATCCCGCCACCATGACGATTGATTACCGCGGCTGGGACGACATCGACAGCGATATGCAGCGATCTCTTTCCAGTTGGATTTACGACCAAATTCTTACGCCATGAACTTATACCACCGCTTAAAACGGCTCACCGACGGCAACGCGGAAACTCAAGCCCAAAACCCCGTCTATCTCAATTCCGACGAAGACGAGAAGGATCGCGAGTTCCTCAAAGTTGTTGTGAGACTTTACGAAACCAACCGCTCCCAGCTTCGCTGCCTTCAGCGATACTTCAACGGGAACGCCAACTTCTTAACCACCAGCCAACGCATTGCCACAGAGATGGATGCCGATTACAACAAAAACCGCCCCATCAAAGAAGCCATCCGATCACTATGACCATAAACATCATCGGCTGCGGCGGCGTGGCCAGCTACTTCCTGCCGCCACTCCTTCGCACGCTCCGCTACGGCGACAAGCTGCGCCTTCGCAACATCCCCGTCCATCTCTACGATGGCGATAAGCTCGAGGAGCGCAATTTCCAGCGGCAGAATTTCGAGACCCAGTATGTGGATACCAACAAGGCGTTTGCATTGGCAGATTCCTGCAACTGGTATCCCAAGCTCTCCGTGGTGCGCCATTACATCGACGGTTCGTTCCGCGTGGACGATGGCGACTGCATCATCATCATGGCAGACAACCACTTGGCCCGTCGCCACGCATTGGATGCCGCTGACCGCGCCGCAGGCGTCCATGTTCTCTCCGCCGCCAATTCCACCATCGGCGCGGAGGCGTGGTGGTATGATGCCACCCACGACCGCGACACTCCGCGCGATCCCCGCGTGCGCTGGCCCGAGATTCTCACCGACGACACCGGCTCGCCCGTCCATGCCTCGGGCTGCAACTCCGAGGCGCGGCTGCGCGAGGTTCCGCAGACTCCCATCGCCAACTTCATGGCCGCCTCCCACCTGCTGCTTCTATGGAATTTCGTCTTCATCGAGCGGCCCAAGCTCGACCCCGCCCTCACGCGCCCCTACTGGCCTATCTCGTTCAGCAACACCGCCACCGCCAACGAAACGCTGCGCTACGCAGCATAACCCAGTCTTACACATAAGACTCACAGCATCATGACAGAAACACCACCTGTATACCCGACCAACATCGAAGCGCCGCGGCCCGAGCCGCTGCCCTTCCGCTGGATCAGCCAAGACCTCAAAAATCTTGTGCAACTCGCCCCCATGTCGCCCTACACACGCGCCCTGTTGCGCATCAAGTTCAACCGGCCCGTGCCGGAGAATTGCACCACCTTCGAGCAGATCGAGGCGTGGCTTGCAACTCTCCCAACCGCCCCCAATCCCGCGCCTCCACCTTCGCCCGCTTCCGTTGTATGGACCGGCAACACCTCCAATCCGAATAGCCATCGCGCTCAAATTGCGCGTGGAGAATTTATCGAAGTCACTGGCGAGATTAGCGGCTATGACAACTGCACCGTAGGCTGGGACCAAAGTGAGTGCGTCCAAGTGCCGCTTTCCATCTGGGAACAAGGTATAGCAGAGGTGGAAGAATATGTCCGCGAAAGCGTTGAAGCTTCGGATAAAGAATACGGCGACATTTCAGACTACGAATATGGAGGCGATGACGGGATCGAGATTGAAGATGACCTCGAATCCCTCATGGAAGACGCCGAGCGCATGATCCGCGAGCGCGATGGCGAAGACGAGGACGAGGATGACGAATGAAATTTGCCGTCTTCTGCATTTTCTTCGCCGCCTCTTTCGTGATTGGCGCAGGCCCTCTTCTTGTGGCCGTGGCTTTGGTCTGGGCGGTTGCATGGTGGCTCTCGAAAGACGAGCCACCTGACGAGGGAAACAACCGCCCAGACCCCACACCACCCGATCCCCGCCCTCACTTTGTCCCGCGCCCCCCGCGCCACAGACGCCCTTCCCCAAGAACAAACCGCAGATTCACAACATTATGACAATCATCCAACACGACAAAAAGCTCTATGAGCTTCGCGATCTCGGCAATGGCTTCATCGGCCATGTGCCCGCCAACATCACCTTGCAGGATGGCACGCCCTCCATGCGATGGAGCGGGGCCAAGATTCCCCGCTCCGTCTGGCAGGAAATCGTCGCTTTCTTCCAATGGAGCTACAAGGAAACCAAGTCCGAAACCCAAGTCCGCCTCCTACTCAATGTCGATACCGGCGAGTTCAAGGCCCACGCCTTCCCGCAGAAATACGGCACGGGCATGACCGCCAAGGAACTCTCCGACAATGCCGACTACGCAAACCAACTCAACGCCCAGATGTCGGGCGGCAACTGGATCAAGTTCGGCACCGTCCACCACCATTGCTCGACCGGCGCATTCCAGAGCGGCACGGACTCCGCCGATGAGACCGAGATGGGCCTTCACATCACACTCGGCAACATCGGCGGCCTGCGCCACTCCATCCACGGGCGTGTATCGCTCACGATCCCCGGCACACTCAACGCCGATGGCACCGCCGCGACCAAGGCCACCCACGCCTACTACTCCGCGATTTTCTTCGACTGGTTCGAGATTCCCGATGTCGGCATCCCCATCTCCGATTCCATCCGCGAGGAAATCGCCAAGTTTTACCTCTGCACTCCCGAACCCGAGGACGCCAAGTTCCCGCCGCAATGGGCTGAGAATTTGATCAAGGAAGAGCCCAAGCCTATCGTGCATCGCGCCGTCGGCTTTTCCACGACTGCTGCACACGAGCAAGCCGCTTGGAGCAGGCACCTTCTGGAAGATGACTACAATTATTCCTCCTACTGTAATGGCCACGCCGCCGCTGCCGCCGAGCCGGCGCGCCGCGTAACTCAACAGCCTAGCAAAGCAAAATGGCCAGACTCCGAACGCCTCGAGGAGTTTGCCGAATGGCTTGAAAACCTCATGAGATCCGAAGACATCACCCAAGCCAATCTCTTTGGCATAATGCACTTCGGCCAAGCTCATTCCCTTTCCGACAAGGAATGGGACATCTGCCAACACATCGAGCGCGAACTCGCTCGCTTGGATGTCGGTTGGGACGAGTATGTCGAATCCTATAACCTGTATTAACTTATGTTTGAACTATCCCGAGACGACCAAGAACGGCTGCTCCGCACGGCAGCCATCGCAGTAGCCAACCTGGCCGTGGATGCCATTCTATCCACCGAGCCATTCAAATCCAGCCTCCGACCAACCATTGACCTCCCGCCCGCCTTGCCAGCGCCGTCTAAACCGCGCAAACGCAAGGCACGCCGCAAGAAAATCCCATCATGACCACCATCAACCTCTACGATCACATCAAGCAAAACGGCATCACCTACGGGCCGAAAAAACTGGAACTCATGCAACGCGCCTGCCGCCTCATGGAAGTCCCCATCACAGATGAAAACGTCGATTCCAACGGCGAAACGCTTTCCAAGCTGCTCCGCGTAAAGCTATTCAACCCCTGCGGAGCTTGGACTTGGTATATCCAAGATTGGGACGGGCAGGACATCTGCTTCGGATGGGTGGAAGGGTTTGAAAATGAGTGGGGAAGCTTTTCCCTTCAAGAACTCTCGTCCATTCCCGGCCCGCTCGGAATCGGGATCGAAATCGATGTCTATTTCACCCCCGTCGAAGCTCGAACCATTACTGAAAAATGAGTCTTACAGATAAGACTGACGCATTGCTGGATGACAAAGACTACATCCTCGCTGAAGGCGCAGCGTGGTTGGAGGTCGCTGGCTTTGCCATAAGAATTCACACCACCGATAGGGGTGTTTGGGTTGCAATCTACAAAAACAAAGAAGAAATGAACGACTGCCTTGCAGAAACATACGCACTTTTCAAAGAACAAGATGAGTAAAAAAATTCAATACTTTATTGACCTCGGAATCGTCGGCGGAGGCTACCCCGACTGGAAATTCATCCGATTAAAACAGCAAAAAAATCCAAAACTTGTCCCTTGGCCCGACCCAGATGGCAACTTTGTGTATTGGGCGGAATCGGAACCAACTCCCGAAGACATCGAGTTTTTCTGGACGCCGGAAGCGGAACGCTTTGAACTGGTCATCAATCCTGAATCCGAGGCTCTCACCCTCCCCGACGAAATCAAAGCTGCCAATCCCATCGGCCATGTTTACATCCGCGACAATCTTTTGGGAAAAGTCGTCGCCATGCTGAACCCTCCTTACAGCCAGCTTATCTGCTTGGAAACCACCGAACCCGACCCACGCGGCGAGGAGTATGGGCGCGACCTTACCGGCTTCTCCAAGTTGGTCGTCTGGCTCAACTCGTTGAGCCAAGAAGCCCTTGAAAGCGAAGGCATCTACATCAAATCATGATTATTCGATCCGAAACCCCTGTTAAGTGTAGCGACTGCGGCGATACCTACACGCCAGAGCAAATGCGCGCCGACTCCATACGCATTCACAAAATGCGCGACGGCCAACCGCTTTGCGAGTTGTGCCACGAAGACTACATGGAAAAATCCTGCTCTTGCGAGGACTGACATGAAGACATTTGAAGTCACCATCAGAGCAATTATCACGAAAACATTCACCTGCTCTGCCGAATCGGAAAATACGGCCATCGAAGAAGCCACCGAGCAATTCCATGTCGGCCACGAGTTCGATGTCCCCGAAAAATACGAGCAAGAAATCGTAGCGATAAAAACCTTGGAAGACTAATGAAATCCGACATCCGCGGCAGCATGGAGCATCTGGCCCAGATGTTCTTTGGCCGCCCCGCCAGCGCCAATGAGATCATGGAACGCGCTGGCATCGGAGTGTGGGAGCATTTCTATCCCCGCAAATATGCCGCCCCCAGCGGCTACACATCTCCCAAAACCCCCGCCGCCGTCTTCACCGCCACGACGATTGCCGCACTGGAAGTGAAACGCCAACTTGGCATTTCGGCCGTCGATCACGACCCTGTGACAAATAATACGGCCGCCATCGGCGAGGTCGTCCGTCGCCTTTGGATGCCGACCTATTGGGTGGGGCGCGAGTTAGTGCAATCCGCCTTCGAAACCGAACCGCCAAAATCCCTCAAGCCCAGCGACCTCCCCATGCCCCTCCCTGGAGCCGTCTTTCTTCTCCCGCTAAATACTCTCGTGAATCCCGACGGGGAAGACTCCTCATGGCTCGCCGTCGCCACCTCGGAAACCTACGCTGGGGAAAAACGCTTGGGCATCTGCACCGGCACCTCCTGCGGCGCAAACTACATGGCCAGCATCAAAAACCATGAGACGCTGGCCGTGCATGAAAATACCGACAGCGGAGAATTCCATCCCATCACAGGAGAAATTGGAAAGCTCAGCGAGGCCGACCGCCTCTTCAGCCTCCGTTTGGCCCGCATAGGCATCACCCTCATCATGCTCATGAACGCCCGCCCCGCCTTGGTGGAAACCCACACCAAAGCCGAAAAGCCGCCCACCAGCGGCAAGGCCGCGCGCAAGCTCGCCTCGCCCAACTGGATCGGGCGCACCTACCGCGCCCCCCGTTCCGAACACGCGGGAGGAACCCACGCCTCGCCCCATGTGCATTGGCGGCGCGGCCATTGGCGTCACCAAGCCCACGGCCCCGCCAACTCCCTCCGCAAGGACATCTGGATCGAACCCATGATCATCGGAGCCACAACCCAGCAAAAAGCCGCATGACCACCGAAACCAAAAAAGACAACCGCGCCGAGCAACAAGCCCGCTCCCAACTCGAAGGCATCGTGGAGATGGTGCAAAACCTCGACCCCGAGAAGGCTCGAGAAAAGGCCGCTCACGAATATGCAAAAAACCTATCGCGCCAAAGATGCGAAGAAATCCTGCGCGATGAATGCTCAATTTATTGCCGCTCAGACGACTCTTTTGATGAACTCCGCGAGGCTGTCGCCGTAAACATCGCTGACAAAATTTGCGAACCCGACGGGTTTGATTTTGACGAGGATTCCGCTCGGGATGAGGCCCGAGACCGCATCATGGAAGACCCGCTCAGCGTGCAAGTGCGCTCTGGGTGGCGCGATCCTGGCGTAGAAATGGATCCCGAAGAATTCAATATCCTCCTCTGCACCGGCGGCCCAGCCGTCCGAATCACCGGCGACCTAGACCTCTTGAACCAGCCCGACACCGCCCGCCTCGAATACCAAGACTGGTTCGAGCCATGGGAACCGCTTTACGACATCACCGCAGAGGAGCAGCAAGCCCTTCTCACCTACTGCCAGCAATTTTACCTCGGAGACTAACTTGAAAGCATTAGACACAATACAGACTGCCCTTGAAGCCTATGTTCAAGAGTGCCCGTCCGAGGCAAAGGACATCGACAGGGCATGGGCAAAGGTAACGCTTGCCTTGCGCTGCGCCCTTGCCGACCTCGAGGGCGTCATGCCCGAATTCGAACCGACCGGCGATCGGCAACATCCTGGTTGGAAAACGATCAAAGACTTAAAAAAGATTGGATTGAAACCATGAAAGCCACCCCATCCCAATACCGCCAAGCCGTGCAAATCTACGAATCCGCAGGCCAATACCGAATCGTCCCAGCAACACATCCTGCGGAAGTCGAAGGCCCCTTCAAAATCCAAACCGAGGCCGTCAATGGCTGGGCGGATTTGAAATTCAGCGAAGATGACGGCCCCTACCAAGCAGAACTTTTTGAGACATTGGAAGAAGCTTTGTCCGAACTGGAAGACCTCACCTTGGCATTCCCCGATTGCGAATACCGCATCGTTCTATCAACCCACCCTTCGGAAGTAGATATTTACCAATAAACTATGACAATCCAAACCGAACTAGAGCATCCCATCCTCTCAAAGCAAGAGTGGGACGCCCTTTCCTCCATAAGGCGCAAAGGCTACGCCGTCGTCGTCTTCTACCCAGAAGAACTCCAAGGCGCAAGCCCCAAACATGTCCAAGACGCTTTGATTGAACAAGGGTGGGTCATCATCGATGCCTTGAAGTGAAGTCTTACGCATAAGACTATGAAATCTGTTACAAATTGGACTGCCACTTTCGTGGAAGTCCCCGATCCCTTCGTAGGGAAAAACGCCCGCCTTGTCGGCATGTGCGTAAATGGAAACTACTACGAGCCTAACTGGCTTTACGAAAACGAAGATTTCCTTGCGAGAAGTTTAGTTGAAACTTTTGATCTCCATAGGGAAAACTCCGAATGGTGGGTCGTGGATCGGGAGACAATCAAAGAATGCCGTTCGAATTGGAAAAACCAAGACATCATGTGGCAGCTCTTGGAGCTGAATGGCGAAGAAAACATCGACGGAAGCATCACTTGCAAGGGAACTGCGGAATACGACATCGAGTTTATGGAAACCATCTCGCCCAGCGGCGACGGGACAAAATGGGGGCCAAGCGACTTTTATGAAGAAGTCGAGCAAGCGATAAAAGCCGCGCTCGCCAAAGGCCCGTCACACACATGGGCGACTGGGTGGCTTGCCTGCAAAAAAGAAATCTGCTCCACCAAGCTGGAGTGCGCAAACGGCAGTATCATCGCACAGGTGAGCGTAAGCGATGACTTCGACACCGAAGGCTTGGGCATCAGCGTGATTCCATACACGCAAAATTGGGATGCAATCCTCAAAGCGATTAATGAAGCTGCGGACAAAGCATCACGGGACAAAAAAGAAAACTCTCCAGTCCGGCTATATGCTGTCGGAAAATACTGCCACAAAACCAAATCACGCAAAAACTGGCAATTCACATACTTGGTTCCATGTGGAATAAATGCAGACTTTTACGACCAGCCGCCAGGGGATTACTACCACAGATGGGGCTGGCAGGAAGTGGATGAAGAAGCAGATAACCAAGATCATCCATTTTTCGATCCTCACCCCGAAGAACTCCCTACGGATGTCGCTGAAAAACTCGCACGCGGCATGAATCAAGGCAAAAAAAGCATCCGCTGCAAAGGCTGGATTGCAGACACACAAGACGAAAGAGAGGACGAATTATGAAAACACCCATCCTCATTCACTCGGAAATCCTCACTCTTCTGGAGTGCGCGAGTATAGCCCTTCGCGAACCCGCCACCTTCAACCGAATTGCCGAGCACCTCGATCTTTTAGACAAAGAACTCAGCACGCTTCGGGATCGACTGGAGGCCTACTTGACTTGGTCAAACTGAATAACAGACCCCTCAAAAAGATGACGAAATGAGCACCCAAGAATCAATCGACCACAGGCGCGGTCTCAAGTTGGCTGAAGCCTTGGGAATTAAAAAATTAAAAGACCAAAACCTTTACAATACAAGCTGGGGCGTCAAGACGCCTATCGGCTTGGTGAGAACTATCAGAAATATCATTAAAGAAAAATGACCTCCTCCAAGCACGCCCAAAGCTCCGCCGCCAAACAGGGTGGCAGGCCGGAAGACTCCATTGAGCTTCAAAAAATCAGAACAAACTTCGAAAGCCCATCCGAAGCCATCGAATACTGCTGGTCGCAAAGCGACCCATGGGAAGCCATGTGGGCCATCGCCAAAGCCTGTGTCGAAATGGACGAACACGGCTTTGCTTCCGAACTTGTCTACGAATCACAAATATTATGGAACCTCACCAGCCCGTCAAAGATCAAAACATCATGCGTTTAGAAATAGAACTCACATTAGAGGAATACGCCGATTGCGCTGCTGCGGCGAACAAAGGAAATGAAGTTCTCTCCGCGTGGGCGAAGGGATGGATCCTCGAAGCATCGTGTGAAGAGTATTCCGTGCCGACCACGATGCATCGGCATGCATCAACCATTTGCGCCGCAAACAACTAACCGTATGATCGACCAACGCCGCCTTTTCGTCCTTTCAACAGCTCACCTCAAGCGCGAAACCGCCGAAGCCCACAATGCCTACAAAGAAAAAGGATGGCTTTGGCCCGTTCCCTACGGCTACATCTGCTGGCTTTGGGATGTGGAGGATTGCGCTTGTGTGCTGGATACCTGCCCCAAAGAAATTTCCGAAGCCGTCAGCTATTTCCGCCAGAAACACCAAGCCGACAGCGGTGACTACATCCGCTTCGACTGTGATGGCGCAGAAATCCCCGATTTGAAAACCTACTTGTGGTAAAAATCACCTCAGACTTCTGGCTCACCCCCAGAGGCACCATCGGCTGCCGCCAGCCGTCCGCACTCCTCGGGAAAACGCCCGCGGAAGCCGTCGTGATGGTCGAAACGCGGAAACTTCTCCGCGCCATGCCTGCCGACCGCACTTCCGAGGAGCTACAAACTGCTGTGAAAGCGGCATTCCGCAACCTGGCGCGCCGCACCGCCCCGTTTTTGCCCCTCCACGACGAACAACGCCTCGGCTGGCTCGATGAACACTCGCACTTGGCCTGCCGTATTGACATGGACGACTCGTTTGCCTGCGGCGTCCACTACAAAATCCAGTGTCACGACATTCCCACCCGTCGCCTCATCGAACGCGCCACCATCAGCGGCGGCAAGGAGGAGGTTTTGATCTGCGGCACCGAGCTTCTCGTGACCCTGCGCGACAATCACCAGCGGCTCCACACCTTCTGCCATGAAGAACTCGCCACCGACCCCCGCATCCATGCCTGCCACCCTCTTTTAGTGCTTCAAGAGCATTTCCTCATCCCAGATACACCCGACATCACTAAAATCCTGCCATCCAAATTCAGCAAAACCAAAAAAGCCCTCGCCGCACTATGAACAGGAAGGGCTTTGAATAAAATGAAGACAACCATCAATATAAAAGAGTTAGTAAATGCGTTTCGCGCACAAGAGGCAGAAAGAGCCGAGCAAGAACGCCAAATACAACTAAAAAATCAAGAGCGGCGCGACGCGATTAGTCTTCGTTGCCGAATGGCGGCTGAAGATTTTTTACCAAGCCTTCGAGAAGTGGTCTCGCTTTTGCCAGGAGCATCTGAAGTTACACTTGTCCAACAACGGAATGTTTTCGTAATGCAATTTGAATCTCAACTCATCAACGCTGGAGGCTTTAACACATGGCAAGGCACGCTATCTCAAGAAGTCAGCGTTTATCACCAAGCCGACGGCGACAAAATTATATTTTATTTTGGCCCTGGCCTGAAAGGAGGCATTTTGCCGGACCATCATCCCCTTAGAAATTATATGCATGTTGAAAACCCAGCAGACATTTTGATAACAATCGCAAACTGGGCTGGAATTTGTCAAGCAACACAAGATTTAGAATGGCTAAAATGAAATCCATAGAACCCGAAGACCTTGTAGAAATCGCCGACGAAATTGATCGCCACAGCAACTTCGACCACGAGCAGTTGGAGGTTCTCATGCCTCTTCTTCTCAAACTGGAAGAGTTTCAACTAACCGACCACGATCTCCAGTTCCTCGCCGATTCGTTCCAAGCGATGGCGGGGTATGCGAAAGAGTCGGAAATCGTGGACTTCCTCTCCCACCTCAGAGCCGCCTTGGGACAGAAATACATGAAAGCCGTAGGGAGAGGATAATATGACATTCTATCAATGCTCTGTTTTTGAATTTGATGGAAAAATCAACTCTTGGATCGAAGATGATGATGGAAAAGTCATCTTTGACATGGGTGTCACAGAAAATTTTCCCCCTCAATACGGGAATACCCCAGAATATATGACGAGCTACCTGCGCTCGATCAATTTAATCAAAGAATCCGATCAAGTCATCTATCATAAAGGGGGAACATAAGAGAACCCGCTCTTCCATATCGTTATGCCAACCAAACAAACAAAACGCAAACACCGCCCAAACCCAATAGCCGACGCCATCGACCTTTCCGACTTCGGAGCTGCCGACCTCGACATTATCATGCAAGCCGCTCGCGCCTTCCCAATGATGCGAGCTTTTGAAGTGGAAAATCAAAGGCACATTTTCCTCGCCACCAGAAAACCCACCCCCCGCGAGGTCTCCGAACACTTCAGTTTTTAATCCCGAGACCATTAAAAATCCAAATATGGAAACCACCCCTAAAATCGCAATCTATGTCGACGGCGGCATCATCCAAGCCATCCGATCAAACATCAGCCCCGAGATCGAAATCGAAATCGTTGATAACGACACCGACCCCTAAACAGCCGAAAACCGATGGAAAGAAATCCAAAGCGAACTCGAAATCACCAAAAATGAACTTCACTCAATCACTTCGCGGGGAACAATCCAAGGCTCAAACCCGTAAAAAAATCGCTATCGCCGTCGCGCAAACAATGACGAATAACCAAAAAACCATTGCCGCTGCCTGTGGTCTGTCGGTGGGGACTGTAAGAAAAAACGCGGATCACGTCGCGCTAATCCTATCCCAAGAAATCAAGAAGCAGTCATTCAGAATGAAACCCTACACTACCTCGCGCGGGACAAAAATCTCTCAACGCATCCTCTGCGATCTCATGGACAGCATCAGCAAGGGCGACGACTACCAGCGCAGCATCACCGACCACCTCCGGGATGTCATCCCCGTCCATGATGACGACTTGGACGAAGCCAACGAAGTCTACAACCACGTCGAAGCCGTAATGGACGAGCCCAACCCCTGCTTGGCCATTGATCCATGAGTCCATCAAGAGCAAACTTTGAATTCCCAATGACTAACATCAACGCAAAAGCAGTCCGCCAACTGGCCCTTCACCTCGCATCACTGCACCGCAATGCAGTTGGGTTTAACCGCGTATCCAAGGAGTTCTTGGAGCGCATCGACGCCAAGGTTCGCAACCTTGTGCTCTATGAAGTCCAATCCCACCCCAGCATCGGGAAAACCTTAAAATGACACCCCGCAGATTAAGATGAAAATGCACGGCAAACTCGGAGAGTATTCTTGGGTAATCGATGAAAAAGGGTGGACAACCCTCTATGTCGGAGACCCCTTCGAGGACTGGACACTTTTCGACGGATTCGTAAACGGCGATCCCGAAGAGGCCATCCTCAGCAGCATAACAAAGCACCACACCGCCCGCAAAATAAGGCTGTCAAACTGAAAAAATCTGACGAACCCCGAAACCTTGAACCCTATGGAAAAATTCAAAGTCCTCATCGCAGTCAATGTCTCCAGCTACGCCAGCGTCGAAGTCGAAGCCCCCAACGAAATCGAAGCCAATCAAATCGTCGCCGAGTCGATCCAGAAACTTGTATGGGATTCTCCCTATTGGCAGGATGCCGCCGATTGGGACACCGACTGGAGCGCCGCCGAAGACCTCCGCGTTGTATGAACCCCGCCACCCTCGAACTCGAAATCGAAGGCATCGAACACGAGATCAACTCTCTCAAGCGAGAGCAAGAAGAAGCCGAAAAACGCGAACTCCGCGCCGTCGCGCTCGACATCCTCGAAACCGCCGAATACCGCCTCGGCAGCGGCGACCTCCGCACTTTGGAACTCGCCATCGCCAAAGCCGACCTCGACAAAGACCAACTCGGGCGAGTCAAACTCCTTGCCCGCGAATTTTTAATGATTACCCTCTAACCTATGGAAAAACCTTTCGATGAAATCCTCGGCGACTTGGAACTCCAGGCCCGCCAAGCCGCCGAAATTCGCGACTTCCCCAGCGATGTCCGCCGCGCCCTGCACGCCGCCGTCGATAACATTATGCAAGCCCAATCCGCATGGGCCGAGTTTGCGGACAAAGTAGATAATTCGACTTTTTTCGACCCATACTGGAAAGATTAAGGCCCTCTCACTTTCCTGTAAGCCTCCTTAAAACCTGCAACATAAGAAGGGTGAACCAGCTTTGAAGTGGGCTGTCCCCCTTGAATTTTACGAAAGAAATCCGTCATTTCGGAAGGAGAAGCCCCAACTTTTGTTAAAAGCTGCACAGCATTCTTGTTTGCTTCCTGCTCTATTCGAATTTTGCGAGCCCCAATGTCCACTTCTTGTTGTTGGTCGAGTTTGTCGCCCCAGTCTTGCGGGCGCAATCGTTTTCTCACAGAGGCCGGAATGGGCGTTCTCTTAATATTGCCCTCGTATGCAGCTTGATGCAGCGTCCCCCCTTTTGCATGCCCATACTCATGAATCAGAGTTTCCAATGTCCCCGTAAGCGGTTTCTGACCTTTCGCGCTCTTTGTAATCGCAATGCCTGGATAGGCCCTTTTAATACCGCGCTTTGCCGCGAGACGCTTTCGCACCCTCCTCCAGTCGGGCAGCGGATGCATAAAATAACCTGTTGCATCCATTGGATCGCCCCCACCCCCCACTATGGGCATGTTTCTGTGCTCTGAACGGCGAATTTTTCTGCCATCTAAAAACGGCGACACCATGGGGTGATCCTTGATCTCCCGCAACAACTTCTTTGCCACACCCAACCGCAAAGCAAACTCAATCAATCTGGCGCTCCGCCTCAACCTCTCCAGAAAATACACCCGTCTCATGCCTACCCCTGAAGAAGTCAACTCTCTAGAAATCGAAAACGACCAAGCTGTCTTGGACTCGCTTCGCGTCATTCAAGTCGCCATCGATCCAGCCTCTCCGCTTTGCGGAAAGGTGGACCTGGACTTCATCCTCAAGCTTCCCCAGCACACCATCCGAGAAATCTATGACGCCCTCACCGACGAGGAGCGCCAAGCTCTCAAAACCCTCTACGGAGAAAATAATGAAAACCGCAACCAAACCTAAAGCCACAGCACCCGCTCCCGCAGCGGGAATCAAAAAAATCAACCTCGGAGGCATTGCCACCAAGGCTGAAAAAACCGCAACCGTTTACCCCACGCTCCCCGATCCCACCGGGGATGCCGCCAAACTCGCCTGCCCGATCGTCGCCATGGTCAAAACCAAGGGCAGGAAGGAGAAATAATTGTATGCCTAATATGTCTTACTGCCGATTCCGGAACACACTTGAAGACCTTCTGGATTGCGAAGAAAACATCAACCGCCAATTCGATGACATGGATGAAGACGAGCGCGAGGCGCATGACCAACTTATCAAAGTCTGCAAGCGTATCGCCAAGCAAGTGAAATATGAAAAATAGAAAACTACTGCAATCAATCCCTCTTCTTTACAAAAACGCGGTATGCCCATCTGCAAGAGACCTTGCCGCAGGAGCAGCGCAAACTGCCATGGATGTCATTCGCTCGAACTGCGACGCAGCGTTCTCGCATGAGATTGATTCTTATGAAGGAACCTTGTGCATCTGGTGGAAGCATGAAGTCGCATGGAGAGACATAACGCTGCCATGCAGGATGCTCCTTGAAGCAACGCGGGGGATAAAGCCAAAGCCTACATTCGACCACTCCATCAGATCTGTCTCGGTAAATATGCGCTACGACATCCCCATGTTTGAGCGCAACGAAAAAGACAATGAACCCGCAGACGGGAACTTGATAAGACAGGACTTTGCAAAGCAAGTTGAAGCATTCATTAAGAGATTCCAATTCATTGACAATGAAACTAATGGGCTTGTATTTGACCCATTAAAAAACCACCTTTTGCAAGTAATAACAAAGCCAATATGAAAAATAGACAATGAACAAAACTTACCTGATGGTCGCGGTGAGCGGATGCAAAGAAATCCAAAAACGGGTTGAGGGCTCGACAGAAAAAGAAGCGCGAAAGAATTTCTGGCTTTCGCTTTCCGAAGGCGAGCGCAACAACGCCGAAAGCATCGAATGCATCGAAGTTTGCAAACGCATCTCGCGCGAAAGAAAAATATGACACTGAAACCCTTCCAAGTTGAAGACCTTGCCCGCGCCGCCTTGCACGACGGCGCGATCATCGCTTGGGAACCTGGCATGGGCAAGAGCCTGGCTGCCGTCGCTTGGCCGTTGGTGAAGAAGGCGCGCCGCACCCTCATCGTCGCGCCTGGCTCGCTGCATCACCAGATGACCGCCTCGGCAGCCAAGTTCTTCAATATCTATCTCAACCCCGTCCGCAACAAGGAGGACTTCTCCAACCTCAAACTCAACCGCCCCGCCCCATCGACAGGGCCGCCAAAATTCTACATCACCAGCTACACCGCGCTGGGCCTCAACGAGGCCGACGAGTGGAGCGATTCCTTCGGGAAAAGCGGCAAGCCGCAGCCTAATAAAAATCTGCTGTCCCGTCGCAAATTCTGGTGCAAATCGCATCGCGTTCGGTATGATCCCGAGTGTGGTGAATCCATCGGCACCATCCAAAACGGCATCACTTGCCTGTGGACCCCCACTCTGGCCCGCCTTGCGCAGTCCCACGGCTCGTTCGATTGCGTGGTGGTGGATGAAGGCACCCGCCTCCAAGCCACCGAATCCCGCATCGGCTCCAGCGTGCGCCTGCTCCAGCCCAAGCTCCGTCTCGTCCTCACCGGCACGCCGATCAAGAACCGCCTCGAAAGCGTCTTCTGGCTCTGCGCATGGGCCACTGGCCACACAGACCGCTGGCCCTACGCCGCCACAGAATCCGCCAAGGAGCGCTTCGCCAATACATTCCTCCAAAAAGAACGCTACCTCACCCGCGAGCAGAACTCCCGCGAGTCGAGGACCATCATCAAACGCTCGAACCGCATCTGCTCGGTTCACCGTCTCTGGAAAACCATCGCCCCAGTCATCATCCGCCGCAGAAAAGCAGACTGCGGCTTCGACATCGCACCAAAAACCGTGACACCCATCCTCGTCAGCCCCGGCACGGCGCAACTCGCCGTCTACCAATACCACCTCCAACACGCGCCGCTCTGCGGCAAGAAACCGGGCTCCAAGCCCGTGCATCGCCGCACGCAGGTCGGCATGCAACTCACCAACCTGCGCCTCGCCGCCCTGTGCCCAGCTTCCGAGAAACTCGCGGAAGCGGTCACAGTCGGCAAAGGCCCCAAGCGCTCTTGGACGGAGTGGACCCCCAAGCTCTTCGCCACGCTGCAAATCATCCGCGAGTGCCTCTCCCACGGCAAGCAGGTGATCGTCGGCTCGCCCTTCCGCGACTTCAGCCGCGACTTGGCCGCCAAGCTCGCCGAGGCCGAGGTCTCCAGCGTGCTCCTCGATGGCGACACCTCGCCCGAGCAGCGCGGCCTGCTGGCCGATGAGTTCAAGCAAGGCACGCACGCCATCCTCATCGCGGGCCTCAAAGCCATGGGCGAGGGTCACAGCTTTGAGAATTGCTCGCACCTCATCCTGCCGGGATTCTCTTACGCTTACGATGAGAACGAGCAATTCATCCACCGGATCTGGCGCATCAACAGTCCAGAACCCGTGACCATTTACCCCATCCTTCTCGAAGGCTCGATCGATCAAAACCTCCACGAAATCTTCTCCGAGAAAGGCGACTCGTCGAATCTCGCCATCGACGGCAGGCTCTTCAAGGAACCCGATGCAGACCTCGACGCGGAATGGGTGCTGCGCGAAGCCCTGCGAATCTTCCGCAAGGACATCCCCAGCATCGAGGAGCAAAGCCTCATCGACCAATGGGAATCCACCCTCGCCCGACAACTCCGGCACGCCCACCTCCAATACTCGGAACACATCACCTCCCGAGGCCCCGATCCATCGGAAATGGCCGCCGCCGTCAGCCACATCAACACCCCCTCCCCCACCCAGTTCTCGGTCAATGTTTACCGAAAACACCTCAAGGCGGGCACCCTCAAGAAAGTCACCGCCAAAACCATCGTAGCCAGCACCAAGAAACTCAAAGCCATGAACCGACATAAAAAATGAACGACAAAGAATACGCCGAATTCGTAGATCCGCTCCTAGTGTCTCTTAAGGATTCCTTGCCTCCAGAGCTGAAACCAAAAACAAATTACACCGTCGCATCTATTGATCGCGATCACGAACAGAAGCTGATTGAGATCGGGTTCAAACCTGTGGATTTATCAAAAATACCAATCGCAGAGCACTATCGATTCGATCATTTAAGCGTAACAATCCCAAACCACATTGCCACATACTTGGCCAACTGCGAGTTTCCGCTAACTCAAGAAGAAATCAACATGCTCGAAGTCGAGATGGAAAAACACCACGGCGTTCAATCCCCCTGCTTTATCGACATGACTTCTCCACTCATCGAAACAGGGAAAAGCTACCAGTTCCTGCCAGAAGCCGAGCAGTTTCACAGCGGCTTTCTTTATATACACGCGGACTAAAACCATGAAAACACTAACTCCACAGCAACAAGAAGAAATCGAAAAGCTCACATATTACACGCCACCAGAGGATCAAGGCCAACCGCATTGCGCAGGGCAAGCAATATGGAGCCCCGATCCATCCAACCCAGGGCAATTCGCCATCTTGCGCCGCTGGGATTGGGACGACAATCGCGGGCAATTATCCAACACCCGTCACGAATACGAGGTTTATGAATGGGACGGCGAGGATGAAGACCCCATTTTTCAAAACCTCACACTCGGGAAGCCCGTGGCAGAATTTATTGTTCCAACAAACCGCTAGTCCTCAAACCCCGCAATCTCCGCAGCGCAGCGGGCATAGCCCGCGATGTCCACATAGGTGTCTCGAGTGGGCGTCTTGCAGGCGCGGGCGAGCTTGAGCAAAATCATCATGTGTGCGGCATCGAGCGGGCTGACCGCCGCGCTAGGATCTGAGCGGCTCTCCAAGTAGGCGTTCCAGAGCCGCGCGATGCGTTCATGGTTCGGCAGCGCGGCATCGTAGTCGCGCCGTCGCGCTCCGCTGGTGATCTCTTTTGCGGTATCAAGGATGCCCATCACAAGTCCTCGAACTCGCGCCAACGGATCTTGCGCTCCCGCCATCGGCGGTAGTCCTGGAGCCGCTGCGCGGCGGCCCCGTCGAGACGCCCGAGATTGTAGCTCGCAAACGCGATGCCCACCGAAAGGATTCCGCAGAGAACTTGGACTTCGATGCTCATTCTTTTACCGGCTCGGCTGTCAAAGCGAGTTGCGTCTGCGTGGACGCGGCGGCCTCTTCTTCGAGAACTCCGCCCACCAGCGCCATCACAATCTGCATGGCTTCGCAGTCGAAGAGGTGATTGTCGCGGCGGACTTGCTTCCAATAATAGGTGACGCGTCCCGTGATCGGGCTGCGCTTCATGTCTTTCGTCTCGGCGTTGAGTTGGTGGATGTAGTCCTTGGAGATGTTCGCATGGACATGCCAGCGCCCGCTGTCGCGCTGCACGGCGAGGCGGTCCTTGATGCGGTCGTTGCTCCAATAGACGAAGAGGGCTTTGTCATTGCCCTCGCTCTGGTAAATCGTCCCCAGATGCGGGTCGCGGCGCTGGACCTGTGAGTAGTCTTTGTAGACCTTCGGCGCGCCGATCGGAGAATGAATGTAGCCCTGGGAATTGTCGCGGCCCCACAATCCGCGCCATCCGTTTTTTACCATAATGCCGGAGACGGTGTTTGGCTTGTGCGCCATGTCCATCCCGACGCGGCGGGGCTCGACATGGTGCTCGGCGACGATCCGCTCGACTTCCTCGATGGTGTCCACCCGCCCTTCAAAGAGCAGCCAGCTTTGCTGGCCTCCTTCCATTTTCGGAGTGCCCCACGCGCGAATGACCATCCAGAAGTGCCCTTCCTGCACATCGATCGTCGCGATGGGAATGCGGTCCTGCGGGAGTTGTTCGTCGGAGTAGCTGGAGACGGTGATCGTCTCGTCATCGACCAGAAGCTCGTTGTCCCAAGGCTCGGCGAGCGTGGAGTTGATGAAGGCTTGGCGGCGCGAGGGATTGCTTTTTGTCATGAGCCACTTCGCGGCAAGGTTGCCCCATTGCGTCTCCTTAAGGGGGGCGTAGAGGGAATTAAGGTGGTAGCTGCGGCGGCCATGGAGCCCGTGGGAATTCTCGGGTCGCCATTCGCCTTGACGGAGCATGGCGGTCTTCTGGGCATCGAGGATTTTGCCTTCGCAGGCTTGGCAGCGGTAGAAGGTATTGCGCCGGACTTTTTCGAGATCCCAATCGCCGTCGGTCTTGCTCTCGCTCTCGTCTTCCTCCCACCAGCGGACTTGCCCCCAGAGGAGCTTGATCATGGTCTTGCAGTGCGGACAGGGGAGATAAAAGTATCGCTGGTCGCCCATCTTGAACTCGGTCCAAATCTGGCCGTGCTTCGTGGTGGGCGTGCTTGTTTTTACCCGTAGGGGATACGGGAAGGACTTCGTGCGCTCTTCGGCGTTCTGCAAAGCTCCGGCTTCGCGGTCGCTTTTCAGCTCGAATTTATCTGTTTCGTCCATAAGGACCAAGCCGCACGGGCGAGAACTAAGTTGGCTCGGGCTGTTTGACCCGCACCACACTAATGTTGACCTGGAAAAGAATTGCTCCAATCGCGTCCACAGATGGCGATCGGCTCCGGAAGGCTTCATTGCAGCTAAAGGAGCGCAATTTTCAATAAACGGAAACCATCGGTTTTGCGTGAAACTTTTGCAAAGATCGCGGTTCGGCATGACCCACAGGGCGTTCATTGGATCGACAGCAATCCGGTAGCCTGCCCCGCCCATGACAGTCATCGTCTTGCCTGTTTGTGTGCCAAAACAAAGAACCAAGTCCGTCACGCGCTTGTCGCGGAAACAGTCCAACGGCTCACGCATGTAGGGCCTTGTTCGCGTAGAAAACCTTCCCGGCTCACTTTGGCTCTCGCGCTCGGTAAGCGTGACATTTTCCTCGAGCCACTCCCATACCGTCATTTCCGGAGGGCGACTTAGTGCCGCAGCCATAGCCGACGCCAGAGCATCGACCACTTCTTTGTTAGGCGAAAACCGCGGCATACGATGCTTGGCCCTCCGCGATCGCCGATTCGATCTCCTCCGAGAAAACCTCCTCGGCCAGCGTATCGTCGCTCGGATTCGCCTTCATCGCGGCCCGCTTCGGCGCGGACCTCAATCTTGCCAACAACGGCACCCAAGCCCGGTTGATCAAACCTTTCGCAGCATCCAGCGGAATCAAGAGCTTCCGCGCCTGCTGGTAGTCCAACACACGCTTCTCCGCATCCATGCGATTCGCAAGCGCCTTGTTGTAGGCATTGATCGCCGTAACCAACTTCTCCGGGTTAGACTGCGCAGCCTCCACAACCTCCGCCGCCATTCTCTCGACCTCAATCGCTTGCTTCAAAGACCTTTCAATTGTTTTCACATTCACCCGAGTCTTAGCGTAAGACTTGCGAGGCCCCGCACCCCAGTTGGTTGGTTGTTCCGCGACCCCTGCACCACCGCCCACCCCTGCAACATCCCTTTCCGAGAAGGTTTCGGCAGCGCCAGCGCCGCGGCTTCG